TGCTGCAAGTGAAGAAACCGGAGGCTGCCCAGTTACTCCAGGACTGTTGACATTTCCTTGCAAACTCTGTACAGTAGTCGATGGCGGCGGAAGAGGTATATTAGCAGAGGCTTGTAGCGCTGCCTCTGGGTCTGCTGGCTCTGTCTCAGAACTGGTTGTTTCACTCTTTGGTGTTTCTTTATCAGAAGAGAAATAGTTGTACAGCCCACCTGCAGCGGCCGCAGCTCCTACAGCACCAAGTACACCGATACCCAGTAGTTTGAAATTCTTAAAAAAAGCACCCATCTTTGCGTTGCTTTTACCAACGGTGCCAGTCAATCCTTTTACGCGATCTAATAAACCACCAATCAACCCTTTAGATTTACCGTCTTGGCCGTCTGATGGTGCGGTAGCAGCTGCTGTTGGTTTAAGAGCTTGAGAGGCCTCCGCAGCATTCTCTTCTTGCTGTGCCATCTCAATAGAGCGTCTAAGCTCGGCTTGTCTCTCAGCTTCTTTCATAGAAGTGAGCTGCGCACCCATAATACCAGCAAGGTTGTATATGTTGTCTGATATGTTTGTGACGAGAGTTTCAATTCGACTCAGTGACGAGTTGACTTCTGATTGAATGCTTGACTGTTTTTCAGTTTCGTTTTTAACAGGATCTTCACCTTCGCCAGGCTTAAATACCTTTTCCCACTTGTTACCCAGAGCCGTGCCAAGCAAACTACCTCCAAAAAATCCGGAGACAGCTTGACCGCCGCCCTCGGCTATGCGAGTTTGTGCTGCCTGTTTGAATTTAGAAAAGAAGCCTGCCATGTGTTAGTGTGACAACTGTTGTTGCTGTTCCTGTAAGTATTCTTTGAGCATGTCAGCGAAGAGGTCACGTTCATATGGATAAAGATTCTCAAGCTCAGTTATAGAGTATTTATGATGCTGAACCATACTGAATATCAACGCGTAGTAGTTAGCTAGCGTGTTATGGCTCAGCCCAACGTAAAAAAATCAGTCAATGTCGATAATGTGATATCTACCTTTTTACCGTTTGAATTGGTGTAAGATACTACGTAATGCAATTTTGGCATACGGTCAACGAAACGCTGAATTTGTTCATACGATGATACATCGAGACTGTCGAGAAACTCTTGCACTTCTGCCGTTGTATAATCAGCCACCTTGTGTACATCGTCACCAACGTAAATCTTATCGATGCAGCTTGCAACGACAGCAAAAGCAAACTCAACAGGATCTGTAATACCCTCAACGTCTCGCATAATACTTAGTTTAGGATACCTCAACACGATGCCTGAGTCTGTACCTGTCGCTATAGTTTTTTCTGTTTCAACATCGCCTGTGATTTCAATGCCATCGAGATCTACTTCGACATCGTAGATGTTTCCATCTTCTATATCTTTGTATGATAGCTTGACAATGCTGTTAACTGACTTGGCTCTTAGCTTAATAAAGAAGTACTCGAGATCAAAGGTTGTAAAGTTTTCAACATCAATGTTTTGATCAACAATACAGTTACTAACGACTTGTTTGATAGCTTTCACAACATCTGCTGGATCGCCACTGCTTTGAGCAATAAGAAGAATCTTTTCTTCTCTTACAACAAACGGACGAAACCTAATCTCTTGCTTTGTTGAAGGTAGGATAAGAGAGAAGGTTGGATGAGAGATTTGCGGAAGACCCATAATATATTACTCCAGGGGTTATAAGTTACTCGACAAACCACCTAGTACACGTTTGGTGTTACCGATTACGTTGATTGCATCAGCAACAGACGTTGGTTTGCGGAGAGATGAAATTACTTGTATGGCAGTACCAATCTTAACCAGTTTCTGGAAGTTGGTGAGAGTGGAATTTGACTTTGTTAATTCGAGTGTTGCATCAGCAGTCGTCAGTTGAGACTGTAAGAATTTGAACGTAACAGGGAACTGCATCATCTCAGAGTTACCTGCCCAACTTAGTGCAACGTCAGGAACGTTGGCTGGGAACGCGTCAGAAAGGTTATATTCAAGTATTGTCTGACCTTGTTCGTTGAATGTACGAATTGTGATTGTTGAGCGGTAGTTTTCTTTAAACTCTACTTCATACGGTTCGAGACCGTTTCTACTAAGGTTTTGAGCAGGGACCGCTGTATCGGCTCTGACAATACCATGTAACCAGTTGTAAAAGAATTTGTATATCTCACCCTTACCATCACCAATAAAATTGACGGTACAATCGTTTGTTTGATGTGAATACGGCATTGCTTCATTAGGGCCAATACCGTAGCGCTTCACATCAATAGTGTTCAAAAACAAACCTGGAAGACTTGTGCCTTCTGCATACAGAGATATTTTTCTTGCAGAGGTAGAACCAGCTAGAATTGTAGGAGCAGTGATTGTAACTTCAAAGAGGTTAGTACGAGCAACAGAAGTGCTGCGAATTTCGGAAATGAAATCCCCATACTTGTTTGTGGCGCCGCCCTGTTTGTTTGAGAACAAGGAAGCTGCGGCCGCTATTGTGCCGAGTGCGCCCATTGCTGTGTTGATAGTGGCCATTATCGTCCTTGAATTATTCTCTTACTATCTCTGTGTACCTGCTGCTTTGTAGCACCCACAAACTGTTCTAGTGGAAGAAACAATGCTGTCTTCCATTGATGAGACGGCACTGATAGAAATCGTGATTTTACCTGACTATTTAGGTAGTGCTTGACACATGGTTTAAAGTATCCAAACTTCGATGCTCCGTTCAACACCTCATATGACATTTTTAACTTCGTTGTATCATTCATCAGTGTGTTGTTCGCCAGCGATAAAAGAGCATCCATCAACTTAGCACGCATCATATGCGGAAGGTAGTGCATGTTGATACCATAGAATCCACCCTTGGCTGTGTTGAATGGGAATATCAACGGAAATCTGTCGTGGTACGGTAGATTTTTTGTTTTAGCGTCGTATGTGAATAAGTACATCTTGCCTATTTCAATACTAGTAACAAGACGCTCAGTATCTTTTAAAAGAGAGGATGCATTTATTGAATTAACACCCCCTACCTGCTCACTCATCCATGATTGTGCAAGGCTTGTGTTTTGTGCAAATGACACAGGCGTCATTTGTTGGAGTGTTTGTGAAAGTGTAGCCATTTAAAATTTTATTCCTAACTCGTGTTCAGTAAGTACGACAAATTTCCACTTACGATCCTTACAGAATTCTTGAGCTGCTTTCCATTTTGCTTCGTTTACGCCCCACGTATAAACTTCTCTAATATATCTCTTAGTAGGCTTTTGTTGCACTACTGGTGGTTTAGTTTCCTTAAAAGGTTTGATCTCAACCATCAAAGTCTCTAATACCCCATCTCGACCTTTTTTACGAACAACAAAATCAGGAAAGTACCTATGCACTCGATTATCCACGGGGGATACGTACGGTACAACGATTTCCTCACTGGCCCAAGAAAGGACGTCAGGGTGGGCGTCTAAATACCCCATAAACTTTAACTCCCACCTGCTGCGGTATACAATGTTTGTAGGGTCCCCCCTATATTTAGAAGGGTGCTTGGGTTTGAAGTGGCCTTTATAACTCATAGGAAATATATATGCCCGATTTACGTAGTACAACTGCTACAGTTATCGACAAAGTAAACAACCTCCAGATTACACAAGATGTAAAAGCTGGTATTGGTAAACTTACGGACGCTCTCAGTGACACGTTCGGTTATTCAACTGGTTTGCAGGTAAAGAGCGCTTTTCCAAACGTAGACGTACCACAGGCGCCAAAACGATTAGGTGGTCAGACGCCAGAACAAGCTCGAACAGATGCTACAAAATTCAGGGGTGCACTCGTGTTCCCTACAGAACAGAAGTACTTTACTATGTTTAAGTTTTCTGCATACAAGCGTCCTGGTATTCTGAACGAAGCAAAACGACTACCTGTTGTTAACATCGTTCTACCCATGCCTAACAACCTTGCGGAGAACTTTGCTGTCAATTACGAAACACCAGCGCTTGGTCCAATTGTTGGCTCTGTCGCTGATGAAATACGTAGCGCTACCGGTAACGGTGAGCAGACAGGTGATGAGAAGACTTTGAAGGGCATGGGTGCTCAGCTTGCCATGCTGGGTATCAAGAAAGCCATTTCAGGTAAAAGTGAAGCGCTGAACGCTGCTTTGAATAGAGAAACAGGTACTGCTCCTAACCCTCACCTGGCTACTATTTTCAGAGACATGGCTCTACGGACGCATTCGTTCAGCTACACACTAGCACCAGCAAGTGAAGCAGAGCTACGTACTGTGAAAGAGATTGTAAAGAACCTCAAATACTCATTGTTACCTGGCTTAACGGAAGGTGGGGATTTACTGTTTACGTTTCCCGATACGTGCGAAATAACTTTTGGTCCTAATGCTGATTCACCGTATATTATAAAGCGTAGTGTGTTAACGAGCTTAAATGTCAACTACACTACAGGTGGATCACCAGCCTTTTTCAAAACAGGCGATCCTGTGACGATTACAATCGATATGACGTTCCAAGAAGTAGATGCCTTTACTCGCAAAGACTTAAAGATTGTCTGAGGATTTATAACAAATGTCTGGATATTTTAATTACTTTCCAACGTCGCGATATGCGCAGGCTGTCGTTACGAACGTCATTGCAAAAGTTCGCTTTAGAGAAAGTGTTCGTAAAACAGCTGCTGTTTTTTACACATACACCGTACAAGAGGGCGAGCGTCCTGATCAAATTGCAGAGAACTATTACCAAGACCCAACCTATGATTGGGTCATTTACCTTGCTAACGACATCATTGATCCGTATCACGAGTGGCCAAAAAGTCAGAGCCAGTTTGATAACCATATCAAAGCAAAGTATGGTAGCATAGCTAACGCTCAGCTCAGTACTGCTTACTATACAACTAACTACGTTACAGATGAGCGTGTACTGTCACCTGCTGCATATGCTGCTCTGGATTCAGGGGTAAAAAAGTACTGGAAGCCTATTATTGGTTATGATGATACGGTGGTGAACTATGAGCGTAGCACTGCAACACTTGTTTCGGATACAAACGCAATCATATCTCTTACAGGTACCTTTAACGGTATTGCTACCGGAACCGTGTTAAAACAAGGCAGTACGGCGTTTGGAACAGTTGCAGCTGCCAACACCTCAGAAGTTGTATTGAAGCACGTCTCGGGTAGCTGGCAGACGAATACAGCCGTGAGTATTGCTCTCAGCAACCAAGCAGCAAACGCGTCTGTTACAGCTGTCACAACTATTGCAACAAGTGTACCGACTGCTGAACTTAGTTACTGGTTTCCTGTTAGTGTGTATGACCACGAAAGTGAGCAAAACGAAAGTAAGAAACATATTCAGCTAATTCATAACAGCTATCTTGATGTTATTGAACGAGATATGAAAGATCTTCTGCTGCCATGAAGCCAACATACGAACCAGGTGATGTTCAGGTAAAACGCTTTGATCTGATATCACCAGATCTCAAGGCAAGAGCTGTTCCTTTGGATCAGCTGGCTGGGTTTGATGTTTGGGAAGACATTACAAAACCCACGCTTTATGCGTGTTTTTATTTTGTTGATAGTGTCGGACTCCTCGATAAGTTTCCTGTTCTAGGTCAGGAGGAGGTTAATGTTGAGTTTCAAACACCTGGCATGCCAAGATCTGTGTTGTATAAGTTTAAATCGTTTGAAGTTGCAAACGTTATACGCTCACCAAACGATAAGTCGGTTACATTTACTTTGAAATGTGTTAGTGTTGAGCATTTCTACAATGCAGCAGCAACACAGCAGTCATACAAGGGTGTGGTAAGTGATATCGTTCCACAAATCGTATCTAAACATCTGCATAGTAAGAAGCAAGTTATTATTGATCCGACACGAGGATTACAAACCATTACGTTTCCTACCCTCTCACCTATCCAAGCAATTGATATGTGCAGACAACGTGCGGTGAGTGTAAAGTACCCAACATCATCTTACGTTTTCTATGAAAATCAGTCTGGTTTTGTTTTTAAGACTGTTGAGGGGTTGATTGAATCAGGCGTCGCTTCTATTGGATCACGTGTATTCAACGCAGATCAAAATAGTACAAGTGACAAATATTCAGACAGATTAGCATACCGTACTATACTGAGCTATGAGAACATAGCACGTGTTGATGTGAACGAGATGCTTGATAAAGGTGCGTACGGGGGCGTGGTAAAGACGTTTGACCTGTTTACGAAACAGTTCACACATACAGAACAACAGACGTCAGATATGTTTCATAAGATAACAACGACAGATAAAGGTGCGCAGTTCCCAAGCTCTGCTAATTTTATAGAAAAGTTTGGTCGACATAACGGACGCCACCAACACCTCGTGCCAAAAACAACTCTTGAACCAGATAACTTTATTGATTCAGCTGTTGCAATGCGGCACTCTTTTTCCGTCTTGTTAAACAATAATACTACAAGGGTGCTTATTCACGGTGACAGTGGATTAAAGGTTGGTGATGTTGTCACTCTCAATCTACCAGCAGCTACAGGTTTAACAGGCCGTACAGAGAAACAGCCTTTAGTAAGTGGTAACTATTTGATTACGCGCTTACGTCACATTATCAATATAAGTACAAAAAGTAAACATCAAATATCTTTTGATGCTGTAAAGGTAGGGTTCACAAAATGATGGAAGGTTTCAACTGGTTTATTGGTAAGGTTGAAGACCGTGATGATCCTGCACAGCTGGGTCGGTTGAAGATACGTGCGTTCGGTATCCACGGTAATGAAAATGAAGCACCAACAGATATGTTACCGTGGGCACATGTGATGTTGCCTATTACGAGTGCTAGTTTAAGGCACGTTGGTACAGCTCCTGTTGGTATTCAGGTTGGTAGTACAGTGTTTGGATTCTTTATGGATGGAAACCAAACACTACTTCCTGTCGTGATTGGGGTCCTCCCTGGCGAAGGGGATGTAACACCGCTAGCAACAGGGCAGCAAATTATTAACAAGGATCAGCAAACATTTGAACCGGTTTCTGCATACAATGCGAAGTATCCTTTCAACAAGGTTTTTCAATCTGAGTCTGGTCACGTTGTAGAGCTTGACGATACTCCTAACTTTGAGAGAATTCATGTTTATCACAAGGCGGGAACGTATACAGAAATTGATCAGGACGGTAATCGTGTTAACAGAATCGTTGGTAATGATTATGAAATAGTTGATAGAAATCAAACTGTTTACATAAAAGGAAATGTAAAAGTTGTTGTAGACGGTGATTATGAACTAAGTGTTACAGGGAACATAAAGATAAACGGAAAGACTATTAATCTGAACAGCGGTACCATGGGTGCAGCACGTATTGGTGACGCAGCCGACTCAGGCGATGGTGGTAGTGGACATGCAGATGGTAGTAATAAGATTGAAGCAGGCTCAAGCACTGTGTTCATAGGAGACTAATATGGCTGTCGTACAGCGCAAAGATATACTTACAGCATACAAGGTTCAACCGGAATATTACTCCGACTTCCTTGATGATTTTGATATACACCCAGTCAAAAAAGATCTGGTAAGGTATACAAACGAAAATGCTGTTAAACGTTCAATTAAAAACTTGCTAATGACTAATCGTGGTGAACGTTTGTTTCAAAACGATATTGGGTCAGATATCCGCGGTCTTCTGTTTGAGCACGCAACTCCTGCAACAGAACAAATGTTAGCAGATTTGATTAAAAACACCATCGCTGATTATGAGCCACGTGCTACAGTCGAGAGTGTAGATGTATCAACGAGTGTTGATCAACATTACATGACTGCTACAATAATTTTTACCATAATAAATAAGCAAGAACCCGTTACTCTCGAAGTTGTCCTCGATAGGATCCGCTAAATGGCAAACACAAGTATAGACCTAGTTGGGTTAGATTTTAATACCCTTAAATCCAACTTTAAAACATTTTTACGAAACAACACACAATTCAAAGATATGGACTTTGAAGGGTCCAACATCAATGTGTTGTTAGACGTACTCGCATACAATACCTACCTGAACGGTTTCTATACCAATATGGTAGCTAGCGAGATGTTCCTGGACACCGCTCAGTTGAAAGATAGTGTCGTATCCCATTCCAAGGAACTAAACTATACACCAAGATCACACACATCATCACAGGCTTCTCTCCGCGTGAGTGTGGTACCTACAGAAACAGTATCAACTGTCGTTGTTCCAAAGTATACATCGTTTAGTACTCGAATGGGTTCTGAAGTTTATACCTTCACGACTAACGACTCCACCATTGCAACAACATTAGATGGTGTCACGTATACGTTTGATGCTACTGTGTTTGAAGGGGTCGTTACATCAGAAACCTATGTAATGGACGGTTCTACAACACAGCGTTTTGTGCTTTCGAACCCTACAGTCGATACTTCTCTGTTGACGGTTACGGTATATGAGGATAATGGTCAAAACCAGTTTTCGTATACACAAGCACACACTCTGATTGGTGTAACTGCAACATCACAAGTGTTCTTTGTTCAGGCAGCAGAAAACGACCAATATGAAATTGTGTTCGGTGATGGTGTTTTTGGTAGACGGCCAAAGACAGGAGCTACTGTCCTTGTACAATACAGAGCTACAAACGGCGAATTACCAAACGGAGCAACTACGTTTGTTTCAGACGGCGCAATTGATGGTCATACTAACGTAACCGTTACAACACTGACAGCTGCGGCAGGTGGATCGATTGCTGAAACCATTGAGTCTATCAGATTTAACGCACCGCGGATGTTTGTGGCACAAGATAGAGCTGTTACGGCAAACGATTATGAAGTTTTGTTGAAAGCACGCTTCCCTGAAATTCAAGCTGTTAGCGTTTACGGCGGCGAAGAGCATACACCACCACAGTATGGTCGTGTGTTTATTTCTGCTGACGTTGCAGATGCGGATGGTGCACCGTTATCTTCTCAGCAGCGTTTTATTGAATATATCAAAGACAAAACACCGTTGACCATCGTTCCGCAGTTCATTAACCCCGAGTTCTTGCACGTCGAAATTGTTTCTAATGTGCAGTACGATGTTACACAAACAACCAAAACTACAAACGATATTAAACTAGCTGTGCTAGCTGCTATTACAGAATACAACCGCACCAACCTCAACGACTTTAATACTACGTTGTATTACAGTCAGTTAGTGCGCACCATCGATGCTGCTGATACCAGCATAGTTGGTAACGACACAACAATTACTGCTATTAAGGAATATCACCCTAGTTTTGGAAATACAGAAAGTTTTACTGTTGATCTTGGTAGTGAGCTTGTGACGGAAGAGGGTTTGCTCCTACTACAAGATGAATCTCACTATGGTCACACGATCACGAGTACAAAGTTTATTTCTGAAAACCAACAATGCATCATACTTGATGACGGTCTAGGTACACTGTATCTCGGTGCTACCGTGGGTGACAGGATTTCTTTGATTAAATCGATTGGTACTGTGAATTATACAACTGGTAATCTAACTATAAATGCTATTAATGTTAGTAGTTTGGTAGAGGGAACGTATGTTAAGATATTCATGAAAACAAAGTCAAAGAATATCAGTGCACGTAAAAACACACTTCTACTGGTTGATTTAAATGATGTAACAATCAATGTTACTGGCGTTAAACCATAATGAAAAATATCGACGTAATAATTTCCTCGCTTGTCCAAGACCAGTTCCCTGAGTTTTACAGGGAAGAGGGTCCTCGTTTTTTGGATTTTGTTAAACAGTACTATGTCTGGATGGAACAACAGAACCAGGTAACGAATGCAAGTCGCAGCCTGCTCAGTACAAAAGACGTCGATACAACGGCTGATGGTTTTTTATCTTACCTTAAACAAAAATACTTACACGGGATTCCGTCGAATCTTTCTGCCGATAAACGACTACTCATTAAACACGCAACCGATCTTCACAGATCGAAAGGCACGTCACAAGGTGTTCAAACAACGCTACAAGCTTTCTTTAATGAAGAGTCTGTTGTTAAATATCCAAAGAATAATATTATCAAAAGTTCGCACGGTAAATGGGTCAAACCTGAGTATCTTGAGCTGACAATATCTCCTCGTACTTCATCTTACATCAGTAAACAGGTGAAGGGTACATCGAGCGGTGCCATGGCTTTTGTTGAGAGTTTGGTGAAGCGTAGAGTTGGTACGAAATATATTCAAGTCGCTTATCTTTCCAATGTTCAGGGTGACTTTATCACTGGCGAACAGGTCGTACCTATATCAAACACTGTAACAACAGATGCCCCGTTTGTTACGGGATCGTTGACAAGGCTTGATATCGTTACAGGTGGTGCAAACTTTGCTGTTGGTGATACCCTTGAGGTTGTCGGTTCTGGTAAGCAGGGTAGAGCGCGAGTCGTTGCTATCTCAAACGAGACGGGTAAAGTAACATTTACACTTGAAGACAGTGGTTGGGGTTATAGTATTGATAACACACAAGTCGTTATATCTGAAAAAGTGTTGAATAGAAACACAAGCAAACATGTGTTTGATTACTACGTGGAGCAAGTTAACCCAGGTATGTCGTCCATATCTGTTGGTGATATTATTGAAAACTACTATTCAAACGGTGATGTAGCTGCAAATGGTACGGTTCTAACTGTCACAGCTTCAAATACCACAGCTGGTATTGTTGCAATTGAAACAAACAGCGGTAACTTGATTGCTGAAGACAGCACTTTGAGAGTACAGGGTAATACTGTTTCGTTGCTTGTCGATACTGTAGACCGTAGGGATTTTATTCGGTTTGAGACTGTTACGCAGTCTTTAGCCAACGTTCCTTATGACACAGCTACCCCAAATAACGCTTTGTTTGTGGTCGGAGCGTACTTAGAAAACTACCACGCAAACGGAGATGTTGCTGCTCTAGCACAAGTTGTAGAGGCATCGTCTACTAACTCGACAGCAGGATATGTGGTCGTCAAACCAATCACAAGCACACTTGTCACAGTCGATACGACCTTTGCTGTACAGGGTAACGGTGCAACTGCCGTGGCTGTAGGATATGATGATAGGACTGTAACAGCAAACATAACAGGATCTAATACATTATCGTTTGGTGCTCATAACATTACGCGTCCTTTCATTGCCTCTGCCTACGCTCCTGTGATTGGTGAACTATCGAATAGTATGGCGTATGTGTCGAGTATATCGACAGGGACAGGTAGCGATTTCCGTATCGCTACAATCAACAACACAGAGAGCGTCTTCCTATCACCAGACTTTCTTTCAAGTAATAACACTGAAGATGTTGTATTCCACAGTATCAATTTGAATGGTAATAACAGTGGTGCTGCTCTTCAGTATGGCTCACCTGAGCTACTTGATTCGGGTGATACAGCTTATGGTGGTTTTGGTTTTGTAAAGTATCCAGGCTCGAACATGGATAGCATTCTTCTTGATTGCTTGAGATTCGATGCAACAACCATTGGTTCTGTCGCAGCCATTACTGGTCTCGTCACTGGCCAAGGTTACAATGCTGATCCTTTTGTAGCGTTGATACAGCCAGATGTTGCTGGTTACGGTAAGCGTGATTATGTAATGACAATTACAGGAACCTCTGGTGCTTTTATTGCAGGTGAGACTATACAACAGTCCATTTCAACCCCAGCTATACTGCTGTCATACAATAACTTCTCTGGCACAGCAGCAAACGGTAGTGCCTCATCGACGCTATTGGCTGGTGAATATGTGTACCAATCTAATGCAACTGCTAACGTTGCAGCTAGTGGTTTTGTACAAGAAGCAGCAACATCAACCGGTGTAGGTTCAGCTACATTAGTAAATGTCACGGGTACGTTCCAAGACGGTACCGCTTATCCGTTAGTTGGTCTATCATCTGGTAGTACGGCTAATATAACAGCTACTTCAGTTACAACTGTTGCAACGGTTGCACGTGCAATTGTAAAAGCAGCTCCGATACCTACAACGTCACAGCTGTATCTGAAACGAATCAATCTCGAAAACACGTTTAGTAGTGGTGGTACAATAATTGGCCGCACTTCTGGCGCTACTGCAACTATTAATCAAATTATCATTGATGATACGACAATTCCTGTTGGTTTGAATGCGATTGTTTCTGCAAACGTTCAAACAGCAAACGCTGTTGCAACTTCTTTAGCTGTTCAGGACTCGGGTTTTGGCTATGTTGAAGACGAACAAGTAAACCTTGTGAAGCTTGGCCATCCTTATGAAATTACGGCTCAAGTAAACCTTGGAAAGCACGGAGTCGGTGAGGGTTACTTCACTTCGACGGATGGTTTCTTGGATTCAGATAAGAAAATACACGATAACGATTATTATCAAGATTTTAGCTATGAGGTGTGGACAAAGATACCATTCAACCTTTATGTTGATGTATTGAAGAAAGTTTCACACGTTGCTGGTACAAAGCCGTTTGGTAAAGTGGTAACCGTGTCTACAGCGAATGTCGAAATGAGCGTGCTAAATAGTATAGAACAAACAAATTCGTAACATAAAGCTATGGCAACAAAACTAATTACAAATTATTTTAGACTGCATAACGTAAAACAGTTTAAAGAGTCAATAAACGAAACAGCAAATAGTGTATACTACGTGTTTGCCGGTCATAGCACTCCTTATGCTACGGGTGACGATACATTACCTGCTCTTACAAACGACGTCAATACAACTAACTACGATCCTTATCAGAAGATGGTGTTTGGCAAGAGAGTACAGGCATCTGATGCTGTTACGTTGATACCTCGCCACGACTGGACTGCTAACACAATCTACACATCATACAGATCTGATGCAGATATTACAAGCAATTCTTTTTATGTGGGAGTTGCGACTGAGTCAGCCTATCACGTTTTTAAGTGCTTGGATAACAACAACGGAGCACCTTCTCTTTACGCGCCTAGCTTAGCGGAAACATCAGCAGATGATGAATACTACAGCACAAACGACCAGTATGTGTGGAAGTACATGTACTCAGTTGATACAGCTGTTTTTGATAAGTTTGCAACAGACGCTTACGTTCCAGTTGTAGCGAATAGTGCTGTTACAGGAAACGCTGTATCTGGTGCTATTGATGCTATTACCGTCGGCTACAGCGGTTCTGATTACAACACCTATATTGCAAACACGTTCATCTCCACTGATTTGCGGGTTGGTGGTAATCCTGTAAAGTATTCCATTGCTAACAACGCTGTTGCTAGTAATAATTTCTACACAGGAAGCGTGCTATACATCACTTCAGGGACAGGGTACGGGCAGGGTCGTAAGATCGTTGATTACGTGGTTGTTGGATCAACAAAGACTGTTACTATTGAATCAGCTTTTACAACAGAACCTGATGTTACGTCTTCTTATGAAATTACACCAGGTGTTTTGATTGTGGGTGACGGGAGTAATGCTTCTGCGCGTGCACTTGTTAACACAGCGGCGGCCAATTCAATTTATGGTGTTGAGATTATTCAACGTGGTAGGAACTATTCATACGCTACTGCTACGGTAACAGGAAATACGAGTGGTGCAACAAACAATGCTATTGTTAATGTTGTATTAGGTCCAAAGAATGGTCACGGTAGTGATCCTGAATACGAGTTAGGTGGTCATGCAGTTGGTATCAGCGTGACGTTTAGTACCGATGAGTCAAACACTATCCCTATCTCTAACGACTACCGTCAAATAGGTATTCTGAAAGATCCGCTCTACGCAAACGTTAACTTTACGATTGCAACCGCTTCAGGAGCATACGAGATTGGTGAAACAGTTATCCAAGAGACAACGGGCGCGCAAGGTATTGTTACAGAGTTCAATGGATTGAACGAGATCCAAGTTACCAACGCGTCAGGTGTGTTTTTAAATGGATACTTGCTTGTTGGCCAAACATCAAATACAACGGCAAACGTTTCTTCTTTCACCATTAACGGTATTGCAAAGAACTTCAACACGTTTGATCAGCGTCGTAAGTTTACATACACCCCAATTGAGGGTACGTTTATTGAAGACGAGCAAGTGTATCAAACAGACGTTCAGCTTGCTAATGGTTACTTCCATAGTAATAATAGCAATTACATTTATTTGACCGATGTGAGAGGCACGCTAAATACAGGTAATACATTGATTGGACAGAACAGTGGTGCATCAGCAAACTTACTGTTTGCATATCCACCGGATATTGTTGTTGGGTCAGGTGAAGTGCTTTACTTGGAAAACCAGTCACCTGTATCGCGGTCTAACTCACAATCAGAGATCATCAAACTTATACTGCAGTTTTAAGAGACTAATATGCCATTAGAGAACCAATTCAACGCTAGCCCTTACTTTGATGACTATAGTCAAGAAAAAGACTACTACAAAGTACTTTTTAGGCCTAGTGTAGCTATCCAAACGCGGGAGCTGAATCAGCTCCAAACAATCCTGCAAAACCAGATTGAGCGTTTTGGTAATCATGTGTTTAAGAGTGGTACCATCGTTAGTGGTGTGAACTTCTCTTACATGCCGAACTACAGTTACGTGAAAATTCTCGATCTACAAGGTGATGGTCAGCCTGTAGTGCCGTCAGGCTATGTTGGATTGTTTGCGCGCGACGCTTTGAATCTGACAGCACGTATTGTTAACTCAGAAACTGGCTTTGAGTCTAAGGCACCCGATCTCAACACACTATACCTTCAGTATACAAACAGCTCCGATCCGGATACATCCAACGGTAACGTATCTTACACCCAGTTCCGTGTTGGAGAAACGCTGACAGTCTTTAGTAAAAACTATGAGTTGTTTGGCGTAGACGTTACAAACGGTGGTACAGGGTTTTCAAACTCTGACACTGTTGTATTCCAAAGCGCTCTGGTTGTTACAGGCAACACAGGTGCTTTTGCAAACGGTGAATACATCCAGCAAGCTACCACGAACGCTGTTGCACAAATTGTTCAAGTCAACGCTACAGCAATTCCTGACTCCTTGGTACTCAAGGTTCGTCCTCGTACATCCGACCTTGTAAACAACTCTGTCAATGCCGCTGCCTGGACTTTCTCTTCAGGTTATAACATTGTTGCTAACAACGGCACAACAGCTAACGTGGCATCTCTTGTTGGTAACAGCGCAGTTGGTATTGTTACTACTGATTCGTTGGGTATCATTATCAGTGTTAACGTCACTTCCGGTGGTTCAGGTTTCAATGTACCTCCATACGTAACTGTAAAGACATCGAACACAACAGCTACTGTTTCATCCTTGAACTTAGGTGCTCGCAACTACAAGGCAAACGTCACAGTTGGTAATACAACCGTTAACGCAGTGGGTACTGGTTACGCATTTGGTGTGACAGAAGGTATCATTTACCAAAAGGGATTCTTCCTACGCGTTGAGCCACAAGTTATTGTTATCGATCGCTACAGTACACAGCCAAACAACGTATCTGTTGGCTTTACAACCACAGAAAGCACAGTAGATAGCAACGTCGATGCAACGCTCTTTGACAACGCAGCAAATACCACCAACTATTCTGCGCCAGGTGCTCACCGTCTGAAGTTGATCCCTACACTTGTTGCTGGTAACACGGATGTTCTTGCTTCTAATACAGAATTTTTGGTTCTGGCTGAGTGGAAAGAAGGTCAGCCATACAAAGAAAACAGAACAACACAATACTCCGTAATTGGTGAAGAGTTTGCTCGGCGTACACGTGAATCATCAGGTGATTTCGTTTTGGATCCGTTCCTCGTCGAGACACGTGAGAAGGCAACGTTTGGATCCAACACGTTTAACGTGGTCATTGACCCAGGTACAGCCTATATTCAAGGTAAGCGTGTTCAGACTGGTTTCAACAACTATTTAAGCGTAAACAAAGCTAATACCGTAGAGTCTGCTACAGATCAAGTGTTTACAACCAACTACGGTAATTATGTTCTTGTAAAAGAACTTGGTGGTTCGTTTGATTTTAACACAGCATCCACGGTTACGTTGAGAAGTGCAGCTAAGAGCTTCTTGAGCTCAGGGTCATACTCAACAAGCATTACAGCACCAGGTAGCCAAATTGGTACTGCACGGGTCCGCTCAATTGTGCTAGAATCTGGAGACCACGGTTCTAAGAACGCTGTCTACAGAATGTATCTGTTTGACATTCAGATGGCGGCTGGTAAATCATTCCGCAACGTACGTGCTATCCATAGAAATGATACGACAGACGGTGTAGCTGATATCGTTACGGTGACTGATCCTACTACTGGCAGCACAATTGCTGAGTTGTATGATACAGCAAATAGCCGTTTGATCTTCTCTGTACCGGGTCCAACAAGAAGCGTTACAAGTACGACATACACATACAGAACATCTGATAACAGCCTACAAGCCAACACAGGTGGTTATATTTCTGTCGGTCCTCTCACAACGACAGGTCTTTCTTTCCCATACACAGCGGGTGGTACGTTATCGACAACGCAGGAGAAAGAAGTTGTCATTATCCCGTTGTCTACAGTCGATGCAGCCGCAAACTTGACTGGCGTGGCAAGCGTGACCTCTGGCAACACTAAAGTCACAGGTTCAGGTACTACGTTTACATCTGAACTGAGAGTTGGTGATTACGTTCGCTTCTTCTCCAATTCAAGTGTTTCAACGACTGGTAGAGTTGGTAGTATTGCAAACAACACGGTGTTATACCTCGATGCAGCTGCCTCTATTACAAACTCCGTTGCTGTCGGTATCATCACGTTCCCAGCAAGCGTTCCTGTCAGTCTGGAAAAAAGAGGAACCGTTACACAGTCAAACACGACTGCAATGGAAATCAACCTTGGTGTTGCCCTTGCTACAAGCATGGGTGTTGAAGTTTCTTACAACGTAAGATCGACCCCCACATCTGCAACCAGTAAGACAGTAAACAGAGATTTGTTTGTAAAGATCAACACTGGCACCCACGCCAAAACTACTGTGGGTCCATGGTCTGTTGGTGTACCAGATATCATTCGTTTGAAAAAGGTGTACCTTGGTAACACCAGCTCAAACAGCACAAACTTGACACCGGCTCAGGTTGGTATTGAGGATATTACAAAGTATTTCCGTCTTGATAATGGACACACGGATGATGCATACAAAGTTGGTAGCCTGGTGAAGGTTAATAATTCGGGATACGATATACCAGCTGGTAGACAATTGCTGGTGCAGTTTGATGCGTTCACAAGCTCAGGACGTACATTGTTTACGGTTGATTCTTACAACATTGATGATACGAAAACGCTGGCTGAATCAAATACATCTATCAACACAATTGAGTTGCCAGAGTACGTGAGTAGCTACGGATACAGAGATGTTGGTAATGCTATTGACTTTAGACCAATTGCTGCGAATACAGCAGCGATTACGACATCTGCTAATAGTGCAACAGTTAACCCATCTGCAACATTTACATTACCTGCGGTTGATCAGTTGTTCCCGTTACCAGATGCAGTAGTGTCCTATGATGTAGAATATTATGTCGGTCGTAAAGATCTTGTGGTAGTGAGTGGTGATAATTTGTTCAGCGTCATAGAAGGAACGCCTGCGAGACGCCCAACACCACCTAAGGTTCCGTATGGCACAATCAGCATCGGCACACTGAACGTTGCTCCGTACCCTTCGTTGCCAGCTCTACAGTCCAGTTCTACAATCGATATTGCCACGAAGCGTATCAACAGCTCTGGTGTGTCTGCAGAAAAACGTGCAAATCGTTTGACTACAAAGCCTGCTAGAAACGGAACAGGTGCGGATCAGCCCCGTGGTTATACGATGCGTGATATCCATAAACTTGAAGCACGTATTCAAGCCTTGGAATACTACACAGCATTCTCTCTCGTTGAAGCTAGTGTCAAAGCTAAAAATATTCCAAGCTCTATCACGCCTACGCTTAACCGCTTCAAGTATGGTTTCTTTGTTGATTCATTTAACGACTACTTTACGTCCGATACGACAAGTGTTGAGTTTTGCGCGACAATCAACCAAGAAGAAGGACTGTTAGCGCCCCTTACTAAATCATTCAACTGTGTCCCGTTGTTCGATACTAACGACGCTACAACAGCTGCTTCAATCACTGGTAAAACGTTGATGTTGCCGTATGTTGAAGAAGTGTTAATTGATCAAACAATCGCTACAAGTGTCGTTGGCTCTGATGGACAAAAGATTCAGTTTGCTGGTTCCATGACAATCGATCCACCTTCATTTACAATACGCGTTCGCGGCGAAGCTACGTTAGTACCAGATCCAGTGATTTACTCAGGTAGTGGCGGCGGTAGTGGTTATCAGGCCAACTATCCCGGTGGTATTGTCCAAGATGGCTACGGTGGGTACATATCAACGCCTAACTCGGGTGGTTACTTGAGCTACGGTGATCCAAGTTACGCATCCTCACTCGATGGCGGCGAGAGTTATGGCACTTTTAGTGGCCCAGCTGACGATGGTAGTTTCGAGATCTGAGGGATGGGGTTAAATATAACTTAGCGTATGAAAAACGTTATACATAACATGTATGTAATCAAAAGAGAAAATAAAAATGCCAACGTATAAGAATCAAAAAGTTATATTCATTGCTGCGCCGCAGAAGTTTACTATAACTGTGCGGGGGTTACTGCCCCGTACAATTCATTATGCATATTTCGAAGCAAATAAAATTGATTCAGGTAACATAAAACCTGTTAACGGTAAGTTAGGTGATGATTTGCTTACGGATGAAAACGGTCAAATGACATTTGAATATTATTACGATTCTGGATTACCTGCTTCTGCATCAAGCTATGCGTACTTTCAAGAACTTCGTGCATCTGTTGCAGGTACTAAGAAAGTTGTGGTAACAAACATAAACCAAAGCTCATTACCGACAAATTACACAGACACGTCTCTGTCGTATGCAGAAAGCTCTATTGGTATTGAGATTTACGATGCATCATCGTCAGAATTTAACACAGGCTTCAGCGAGAAGTAAGAGGAACAAACATGTCGTATAGCTTTGACTTAGCTCAAACATTTTTCGTTGATGCAGACGCCGTAAAACAGTCTGATGCTGTGTTTATTACAAGCGTGGATTTGTACTTTTACAGCAAACCGATACAAGGTAATACAAAAACAGGTATCGCATCACCTGGCGTTACCATCTCTATTTGTCCTGTTGATGAAAACGGGCCAATGTTGGAATCTGCGATTTCAACGTTCTCTTCAAGAAAAGAGTACAGTGATATTTTAGTCAGCACTGTTGGTGCAACGCCAACGTCATTTACCTTTGACCAACCAACGCCACTCAAGACCAATACTTCATACGCTGTTCTAATTCAGTTTGATGGTAGCGATGATGATTTCCAGCTATGGTATAACAAGTCCGGTGAAGTTAAGTTGGGTTCAACGACACTTACTCAGACTACGTCGGGTAAAATCGACGGATTCCTTTATAAAATTACTAACGGCAAGGTACTGACACCTGAGAGAGATGCGGACCTTAAAATGGCCGTTAAGGTGGCTAGATTCAGTTCTACCAACGAAACATTCTCCTTGGTAAACGACGCACACGAGTTTCTGACGACTGGTGAGTTTGATGGTACGTTCAGAGCTGGTGAAGCCGTATACCAGGACCGTACACCTGGTACAGGCACCCTATCATGCAACACGACATCAGCTAACGTTGTAGGTTCAGGTACATCGTTTACGTCCACGTTCCAAGACGGTGACACTATTGTGATCACCGACGGTACCGCACTCAACACTGATGTACGTACAATCGTTACTCGTACAAGTGCAACGGCAATGACGCTGAACGCTCCTCTGTCGTTTACAAACACATCTGCAAGCTATCTGAAAACTGTTACAGGTTTTATTGATTACACAGATGCGATTACTAACACAATTGTACTTTACGGGTCTACAGCAAACAGTACCGTATACTTGAGTACTGGTACTACACTTGTGGGTGTTGATTCACAGGCATCAGCAAACATTTCTTCCATTAATTTGTTTGAAGCACAAGAAGTTATTCCCTCATACGCTGTTCGTATGCCAGCAGGTACGGCAGCTGAGCTTTCTGTAAGTTTTGCTAACAGCACATATGGTTACAGTGCAGCAAGATCAACAGCAATCCAAAACGGTACAAGATATTTCACAGCTCCGTTGGGAAGTAGTGTAATTCATTCAAGAAGTAACGAAGTTCAAAACCCTGGTAGCCGTTCTGATGGTAAGTCATTCTTTGGTGACTTAACGTTCACAACGACAAACGAATACGTTTCACCTTTTGTTCGTCAAGAAAACCTTGATCTGTTTGTTAATAGATACTTTATTAACGGAGACAGTTCTGATGAGCACACCGTAAACGGTAACGCTTCTTCAAAGTATATTTCTTCCAAGGTCGTCTTATCTGCAAACCAAACAGCAGAAGACATTCGTGTGTTTATGACCGCTCATAGACCAACGAATACAAACATTGAAGTCTACGCAAAAATACACAACAGTAGCGATACAGATGAAACGTTTGCATCGAAGAACTGGTCAAAGATGGAGCTGGTTAACTCAGATACCACGTACAACAGCACCACGAATATCCGTGATATGTCTGAATTTGAGTACAAGATTCCTACATTCCCTCTCGCTTCAACAGAAGTCACTTCCGGAACGTTTGTTGTTACAAACGGTAGTGCAACGATCACAGGTAACTACAGCACGGTGAGTTCTGATATTGCCGCCGGTGACCTGGTTAAAATTGCAGATCCTTCATTCGCTGAGAACTACTTTGTTGCAAGTGTACTGAGTGCTAATACCACGGCGTTTGTTATTGAGGAAGCTGTATCCAACGCCAGCTTGGCTGGTGATGGTCGTGTCGTGTCAAAAGCAACAAATCCTAACGACGCTTTCTTGAACAACCAAAACAATAACGTGGTACGTTACTTCAACGTAGCAGGAGCTTACTACGACGGTTTTGAAGCAATGTCAATTAAAGTTGTGTTGCTGACAAACGATGATACGAAGATCCCGTACGTCGATGATCTCAGAGCAATTGCAGTGTCTGCGTAATGATAAAGACTGACGATCCCAACTACCTAAGAGATCAGCGCTCTAAAGCGCTGATAAATACTGACGTAGAGGGTGCAGAACGGTACAAGGCCGAGCGTGCGCGTCATTTGGATATGATACGTATGCAAGAAAGATTACACAACGTCGAAGGCGACGTTCACGATATCAAGAATATGTTGTTACAAATAACAACACTTTTACAAAACGGAAAGTAACACATGGCTAAAGCAATTGCTAACGTCGTAATCGCAACAGATTCATTTGCGGGATGGGTTGGTATCACCAACCAGATGGCGCACACATTCACAACACAGGCTTTGACTGCTAACCTGTCTTCGACGGGTGCAACTGTTACTGGTAACTCCGATTTGGTAGGTATCTTCAGTGCTAATGTGGTAGCAGCAAAAGACGGTTTACGTGGTGGCACAATCGACACTCCTGCAACGTTGATTATTACTTCTAATACAAACGTTACTGGGGCACAATCAAACCTTACAAGCAACGTCTACATTAATAACAGCAACACCACGATCAACGCTCCTAATACTGTAATTAGTGGTGGTCGTCTTGATGTTACATCGAATACATTCCTGACAACAACTGGTGTCACCGTCACAGCAACGACAACTACAGTCGCTGGTGGTAGTGCGGCTGTGACATCAAACGCATATCTCAATAGTGCTAACGTCTTTGCGAATACAGCAAAGCTAACAGTTCAGGGTGGTACGGTCAACATTAACTCTACTGTTTCTGTTACGAATACAGTTAGCGTTCAATCTAATACAACTGTTAATGGTAACATCCACAACATCGGTGGTAATGTAAACTTTGATACAGGTACGTTGTTCATTGATGCTGTTAATAACCGTGTCGGTTTGATGAATACAGCACCCGATGCTGTCGTCACAGTTACTGGTACTGCAAACGTGTCTGGAGCTGTGCAGCTTGGTTTAACCCTAGGTGTAACAGGTGCAACAACACTCAGTAACACACTAGGTGTAACGGGTGCTGCAAACTTGGCAAGTACGCTTGGTGTCGTGGGCGCTGCAGCACTATCAAATACATTGAGTGTAGCAGGCGCAGCCAACCTAGCCTTGACGTTGGGTGTAACAGGTGCAACAACACTTTCGAATACATTAGCAGTTGCGGGTGCTGCAAACCTGGCCAGCACGATTGGGGTAGTTGGTGCAGCCACGCTGTCTAATACGCTAGCTGTTGCGGGTGCTGCCAACTTGGCTACCACGTTAGGTGTTGCTGGAACAACAACACTTGCGGGATTGGATGTTTCTGCTAATGCTAACTTTGATAGTGGTGTGCTATTTGTTGACACTGTTAATAACAGAGTCGGTATCAATAATACATCACCAAACGCAGCTTTGACCATCACGGGTACTGCAAACGTTTCTGGTGCTGTCATTCTGGGTAGCACTCTGAGTGCAGGTAATACATCGATTAGCCGATTGACAGCTAGTAGTGTCGCCAACCTGAACAGTACTGTAAATATCGGTGGTGTAACGACAATATCCAATACATTAAGCGTTTCACAAGGGGCCACATTCTCTAACACTGTTGACCTGAGCGGTAGTGCTACGACGTTCCAGAATAATTACGTCGTAGTTGTAACCTCTAATTCAAACATTGGTGCAAACACAACGAACCCTGTAGAAGTAGCTACGTTTAGCGCAACGACTTATACAGCAGCAAAGGTAACAGCACGAGTAAAGAAAGATGCTGCATCTAACGTTTCTATCCAAGAACTTCTTATCACACACGACGGCGCTGATACAACGCTGACAGTATACGGTACAGTCGCAACACCTCCTACTTCCAACCTCGGCGTGTTTAGTGCGAGCCTAAATACTGGTAACAATACTGTATCAATTAACTTCTTGCAGACCACCGCCAATTCTAATGTAGTGGTAGCTGCTCATCTGTTAAAGTAAGGTAACAAATGGCTGCCGGTAATACCCAATTTAAAGTAGATCATGGTTTAGTAGTAGTAGGAGCTGCTAATATTAGCGGCACACTATCTGTTGGCGGTGATCTGAGCATTAGCGGCAATATGTCGTTCAGTGGTACTGCCAATGGTGATTATCGTCCTGTAAACAATACATTTTCTCTTGGTAACACATCAAACCGTTGGACGTTGTTTGCTTCAAACGGCACCTTTAGTTCTAATGTAAGTATTGGTAACCAGCTAACTGTCACAGACCAGATCACTTCCAATGCAAGTATCCCTTCCGCAAACAACAGGGAGCTAGGAACGGCCTCACGTCTGTGGACTTTGTACGCAAACGTTGCTTCAATTGCAAATGCGCAAATTAGCGGTTCCGCAAACGTTGGTAACACACTAGGTGTTGTTGGGCAGATTAATACATCTAACAACTTGGTTGTTGCCGGTACAGCAAACGTTACTGGTGTTGTGACGCTTTCAGCAAACCTTGCTGTTGCAGGTCGGTCTGTATTCACTGGTAATGTTTCAACGAACGCTACACTGGTTTCGTTTACTTCAACTGGAAACGTTAACCAATCGTTCAACGCAACAATGACGTTTGATACAGACGTATTTGCAATCGACTCTGTCAATAACCGTGTTGGTATTAAGAACACCACACCATCTGCACAGGGTGTATTGACGATCACAGGTAACACAATCTTCAACGCCAACAACACCGGCTT